TAGAAATTTTAAAAGAAGTTGGGGTAGCAAGTGTTATGGTTGCCCCTGAAATATTAAAAGCAGATGTAGAAAGACCAGAGATTGTCACTACCTGGCCTGCTGAGAATGTGTTAACGGCTGTATAGGTAATAACTCCCGCAGATGCAGAAGCCGCTGTAACGGTTGCGGTCAAGGTTGGGGTAGTAGATTTAACTGAAAGGGTATAGCCCTGAACCGGAGCTTGAGAAAGTTGGTAACGGTTATCTACACCGTCACTGGTAAAAGTATCAGTGAAGGATCTGGCGATGTCGCCAATCTCTGCTCTTAGTCTATCTGAGAGCTGCTTTATAGAAGCCACGAATCCTCCGATTGCTATATGCGCTAATCATCCTGCATAATCGTAAATAAATCTAGATAAAAAAGGCCCCGCTCCTACAGGAGGGCGGTTGTAGGAGCGGGACGATTAGAACTCGTACGAATTAAAGACGGTCGTACAAGTAACCTTTTTCACGTAGGTGATTTGCTACAACCTGTGAAACTTTGTACTTCTTGCCCGCTTGGAAAGAGTAGTGGTTGCCTGCTCCAATTGTCATCATTTCAAGGTCTTCTGCAACACGAACGACAACTGAGTCGTCTGCGAGGCTTACGCCGAGATCTTCAACCTCATCGATTACTGTTGGTACAGATGTTGTAAGATCTACAATCTCTGTAGCATCACGGTAATCCTTTGCCGCTGTTGCCATAGACATTTCGCCAGCACGAGCTGCGAGAGCTTCTGCGTTGGCCTTGATTTGTTCTTCTCTTTGACGTCCTGTAACGTCAGTAACTTTTGCTTTTGCCACGATGTGTGTTCTCCTGTTAGATTGGTTTTTGGGTGGGGGGGGTTTTTACCCCGCCCCCTATTAAATTAGTTGGTTTCTGCGATAACTACAGACTGATCTGTGATTAGACCAAGACCGTAAATTGCATACCAAGCAAGAGCGTGCTCACGACCGAAGTCAAGAATACCGCCGTCACGAAGCTCAACTGGAAGTGAGATAGCGTGACCAAATGCGTTGTCTCCAATAAAGATTGCTGAGTAGCGGTCGTTTGATCCGTTACCTGTCTTTGTTGCTGGAGTTGTGTATCCTCCACCAGTTGGGTAAACGATAGAAGCTGGATCAACAGCTGTATCTGCGGTGTAGTTTGCACCAGCACCATTTACTACCTTCTGGATCTGAGTTGTCTCGATGAATACTGTGTCGTACAAACGACCGATTTCACCTAGCATGAAGTTTCCTGGAGCTGCGTACTTTGTAACTTCGATGAACTCTGGATTGTCACGAAGCTTGCGGCTCTGGTGTGGGTGAACGAAAGCTACATAGGTCTCGCCCAACCGTGGGATGTTCTTGGTTGCAAGTGTTTCTACTGCATCCTTAACTGTCTTAGGTGATAGGTTGAATGCACCGGTCATAGAAGCACGTGATGTGCCCTTTGTGCCGTCTGCATACCAGTTGTTAACTGCTGATAGGTTTGAACGATCTTCACCGTAGATGACAGAAGATGCTGCCATAAGTGTGTCACGAGCCTGGCCATCAAGGTAGAGAGCCATGTTACGTCCAAGAAGACGTGAAGCTGATGCCATAACATCATCGAATGATGCGTTAAGAAGAAGTTCTGATACTGCGATTGCATAACCGTGCTCTGCAACTGTGATTGAGAACTGTTGCGCTGTCAATGCATTTGTTGACATACGAACGCCTTCAACCAATGGAGCTGCGAAGCCGAGGTTGTTGTAACGCATAAAGTTGATCTGAAGACCTGGTGCGACGCCTAGTTCTGTCTTCTTAACAGCGAACTGTTCGAAGCGAAGGATAGGCATTGACTGGAAAAGAATTTCCTTTGACCAAATGGTCTGAATTGCTTGTGTAAGCTGGCTGTTAGAACCAGAATACGCTGTAGGTGCTGCGGCTAAATTGCCGGTACCTGTTACGGCTGATGCCATGTCGGTGTTACTCCTTATTCATATATGTTAGGTTGGTTTGTAGGTAATTACTTACCCGAAGATTCCCTTATTTTGATTGTTTGCTCCTGGGAACAAACGATCTCTGTATTTTGCGTATTCAGTAACCGACATTGCGGCAATTTGATCCGCGGTGAACTGTTGTTGTCCCGAGTTGTTTTCCATAGTTGGAGGCAAAGTGGTACTTGTGCCTTTCATGTCACGACGAGCATTCTGCATAGCCTGCTGCGCCGATTCCAGGATCTTAGCAGAACGTTCTCTAAGTCCGGTAATACTTTGTTCTATCTCGTCTGCACTATTTCCTGAGATTAGATCTACAAGCTCAGGCATGATATTGTCTTGCTCTTCAGCAAGGCGACGATTACGATAAGCTGTAAGTTCAGCATACTGACGCTCACGCTCTAGAAGTGCATCTTTACGAGCATTCTCCTGGCGAATTTCTTCGAGCTTGGTTTCCCATTCCTGCTCCTTCTTTTCAAGAAGTGCACGAACATCCATTTCAGCCTCTGCCTTCTTACGGGCTTCTTCTTCTTTCTCTTTCGCAATGCGGTTAGCTTCTGCAAGCTGCGCTTCACGATCCTTCTTAAGTAGATTGATTTCTTCTTTGAGTGAATCAATTTGAGGATAAAGCTTTGACTTCTCTTGTTCACGAACTCTTTGAAGATCTACTTCTGTGTAGCCTGCCTTTGAATCTACAACGGGAGCTACTACTTCTTGCTGTGCTGGTGATGCGGTGCCTGTAACTTCGGAAGCAAATGCTTCTTGAGCCACTGCACTATCAACAACATTTGATGTTGTTTCTGACATGCGTGTTCCTTTAGGTTAAGAGGTCGTTGTCCGATTTAATGCCACGATGACCTGCGGGTTAGTTTGGTATATAGCCTGACAAATTTTTTACGATTTGTCAGCCTAAATCATTGGTTTTCTTCAGAGTTAGGTGTATCTGTTTGGGTGTTCGCACTCTGTCGAGGAGTTTGACTACCGTATGCTTTTACAACTATTTCTTGTTGAAGCTGTTCTAGTGTTGCTTCTTCAAATGGTGTAATGATTCCTGGTTGACCTAGTGGTCCAGGGCCAGTTCCATCTCCAGGAGCTGCTCCAGGAGGAAGAGTTCCATCAGGCATCATACCAGTAAGTGATGTGATTGCTGAATTGATCTGTTGCTTGACAAGAGCAATAGCTCCATCTGCCTTAGCATCAGCGATGAGTTCTGCACGAATTTCTTCAAGCTTCTCATCTGGGAATTCCTCACCAAGCTGGCGAAGAGCACCCTCACGGCTTTCAAGCTGCATATTCATCTTCTGCTGGATTTCGTTGAGTACGATCAACTTATCTAGAGGAAGTGGAGGAGGCATATGAACAATTGATTCATATGTGATTGGGTCTGCAAAATCAAGCTGGGTAAGCTGACCTGGTTTGATAGGTCCGTTTACTGCTGGGTTATACGTAAACATCGCTGGTTCTTTAAACGCAAGGGTCAATAGAACTAGCTCGTTAATACGTTGTAGGCCCTCCTCGTATTGTACTAGCTTCTGGTGATAGCGGTTCATCAGAGGCTGGTACTGAATAGCAAGTGCAACACCTGAGGTGTTGGAAATAGGCTGTACCTGACCGAGTGCGGTCTCAGGGACACCAACCATTTCATGCATGGCCGTCTTAACGATTTTAAGGTACTCCATAGCCCCCATAAGGCCTTGGCCACCTCCGTCTAGGTTAAAGACCTGTGCGTCCTTAGGAAGGCCCGCCCAGACCTTCTTAGGGCCCTTTTCAAGAGAGGATGCCTTAGCTCCAGTGATAACTGTTACTGGTGCGGCGTGGTAGTTGATAATGTCTGCAATATCTGTCGCAACTTCGTTGTAATTGCGGTTAAGAGTAATAACGTCGTGGCAATCGCTGAGGCCCCAAGGAGAACCAGAAACACGAACATTAGGAATATGAATAACGGGAACCACGCCAATAGGGTTAGGACGGGAGTCAATAAGCTCATCATTGATATATTCCTCGATACGGTCATCAGTCAAGATTTCAGTATATGTATAAACCTGGCGTGTGCCTTCTACAGATGTACCCCAAAAACGATACTTTAGCTTAAAACGAATTAAGCGTGAGCGATCATGTGGGTGGAACTCTGGGAAACAGAAAGAAGAGTTAAGAGGAAGAATACGTACACGTCCTGGGTGTGGACGTCCTGTAGAGTCTTCGTAAGCTTCTTCGTAGGCTACCTTAACAAAGCAGTCGCCTGATACGCCACCTTGCTGACCCATCTCCCACAAAATACCGTGCTTGTCATTGTCAATCTCCCACACACGCTTGAGCATGTCTGGAACGATTGCTTCAGTCTGCACAGGGCTGCGGAACATAACGCCACGGCTAAAAGTAAAATTAATAATAAAGTCTGTGAATGCACGGTAATAGTTATATACCATTTGCGATTCGCCAATTTCACGGCGATAAGACCAGTGGTGACCAAGATACATGGCCCAGTTCAATGAGTAACGGTTTAGACGTGGACCGTGTACTTCAAAT